CATTCCTGTCGTTCCTTGCAGGCGGTTTGCCCAAGATTCTGCAAATCTTCCAAGACCGCCAAGACAAGAAGCATGAGTTAGCCCTTGTCGCCGCGCAGAAGGAGCGCGAACTAGCCCTCGCAGAACGTGGGTTTATCGCGCAGGCACGGGTTGAGGAAATCAAACTAGAGCAAATCCAAACGCAGACTGCTGCCGAGGAGCGTCAGGCGCTGTATAGCCACGACGTTGAGATTGGCAAAGGCGCATCCCAATGGATGATTAACCTGCGTGCGTCGGTGCGTCCGGTTGTGACCTACATTTTTGTGCTAGAACTGGTCGCCATTAACATTGCAGGCGTCTGGTATGCCTACAACACGGGTGTGCCGTTTGCCGCTGCAATGGCAGAAGTGTTTTCTGACGACGAAATGCTGATTTTGAGCAGCATCATTGCGTTCTGGTTTGGCACGCAGGCTTTCGGCAAGAAGTGAAGGTCAGTCCTGCCGCGATCCGCATGATCAAACACCATGAGGGCGTCAGAACACGCCCTTATCGGTGTCCTGCGTTGTTATGGACGGTCGGGGTCGGCCACGTTATAGACCCTTCACACGCGGCGGTAAAATATGAGGAACGGCGCACCTTACCGATACCCGAGGGCTGGGATCGCATCCTCACTATGGGAGAGGTTGACGCTATCCTTGCTCAAGACCTTGGCCGGTTTGAGCGCGGCGTGGCCCGACTTTGCCCTGCTGCTGTTGGTCATCAAGGCCGGTTTGACGCATTGGTAAGTTTTGCCTTCAACGTTGGCCTTGGGAACCTGCAACGTTCCAGCCTACGCATGAAAACCAACCGTGGCGAGTTTGAAGAAGCCGCCGACGAGTTTATGAAATGGACAAAAGCCGGTGGCCGAGTGTTACCCGGCCTTGTTAAGCGGCGTCAGGATGAGCGGGCGCTGTATCTTAACGGTTAAGCAGATACTCTATTTCGTTGCGTAGCGTCTTAATCTCTAACTCCAGCAAAGACGCCTCATCATGTAGCCCCATGCGCCGCATCGCCACAAACGCATTAGCAAGCCTGTCGCCCTGCTTCTGACCGTACCCCCAAGGGATACGCTCCATCTCTTCTTTCCACGCTCCCGGCGGGCTTATATCGTCTTTCACCATATATCCCGCCCTCCACGCGCACATCGCCAGTTAGGGGCTGGCACAGAGCGCCATTCACGATCACGGTTAGCCTTAAGTTTACGAAACAGGTCAATGATCCATCTCACGTTAGTGCCTCCACGCTGTAGTTGGTGCTAGGTGACTTCCAGCCTCGCGGTATTTCGCCATGTAAATGCGAGGGATCTATCCAACGTAGTTTGTTATTGGGCATGGCGACCCATTGGCCGCTATCTAACGCGATGATGTGGTGATCTTTGGATTGGTCAGGTATTTCCGACCAGCCGCCATTGGCCCAGAACACGCTAAACAGGTACACGCCTGACCGTAGTACCTTGTCGCGGCAATATGCCTCTACTCTGTGATTACGCAGGAACTGCATCTCACGCACCTCGCAAAACCGACTAAACGAGTCCCACCACACGCAGACGTTGAGCGGTAGCGGGTCGCAGGGTTTGGAGCAAATGGCGTGTATAGGCATTCTTGCCCACATTGCACCACATTCCAGCATGACGCTAAACATAGGAGCGCGCATCGGCTCGGCTCTAAAGCCTAGGACGGTACAGAGCGTAAAACCTCCTTGGCCTTCCTGATGGTCGTACAAAAACTCGTTTCGGATGTAAGCCGTGGTGTACGGCGTGTCCACCATAAAACTCATATTAGCCCCTCTTTCTCTAGTTGTACGATGGTTCGCGCCATGCCGTCGTAATGGGCTAGGCGTAACTCATCGCGGGTCATGCCGCTCTTGCGTGTTCTGCCGTCTATTTCGTCGTGACAGGCGCTACACGCCCACGCACCCAGCAGATCGGGCGATTTCATGCCCATACCGCTGACGCCCGCTAAACGGATGTGAGCAAGCACGGTGGTGGCGCTGTTGAAGTTGCATACGCCCGGTATGCGTACCGTACAGCCTCGGTCTTTGGCAGCCTTACGCAGCATATACAGGCTCCGGTATGCGAATTCCCATGTACTCACAGCGAATTTCTAAAAACATCAAATACTCGCTGAATTCCTGTTTGTTGAGTTTGCTGGAGCGTTTGATTGGGCGCATACGCTTGCGGCCAAAGCCCTCTAGCGTCTCCCAACCAAAGCATTCACCGAGGAAATATTCGTGTATGTCGTCCCGCGTCCAACCGGCCAGCGTCTCGCCACCGCCCTCTAGGATCGCGGGGTAACACACGCCCCACAGAAAGCGGTTTTGTTGATCGGTGCGCGGGCGCTTCCACTCCAGCACCTCTATGCACCACGCACGGTCAGGCGACAAGCCTTGCACCATGCGCGTAGCAGCTACGGCTAACTGCTCGGGCGTTGTCCCTTTGGGGAATATGCGCTTCACAGCCGCTCCTCAAAGTCTATGTACCGCCAACCGAGGTATTCGGGCGTCACGGCATAAACGTCGTAGTCGTAACCACGCTCACGATCCACTATCTTTTGCACACGCCAATCGGGGAACGTCGTCTTAACGTCCACCAGCGCCGCTACGGTCATGCTGGCATTAACGATGTAGTAATAGTCGGGGCGAGGATCGGCAGCGTCAAACGACTTCTTGGCGCAGATAGCAGCCGTCTCAAACGGCCACGCCTGATACGCAAAATCATGCTTGATGTGCTTTACCTCTATGCGCTTGCCCGAGGCATAGATGTCGCCCCTATCGGCAAACTCTGCCCGGTCGGCAAAGTCTTTGGCGATCCGACGTTTGGGCAGCGTCACCGTGTGCCCGATGTTGAGGAGGTAAGTCGCCACGACAATCTCTGCCGGGCGACTCGCCTTGAACCTCGCCTCAAAGTCAGAATGGGGTGTCAAGGTCATCCCAATTCTTCTCGTTTATCTCGGGCTTCTTCGTAGCTTGGTGCTGCGGCTCGCCTTGCCGCGACAACTTGCCTTCGCCCTTCGCCTCAATCTTAATGCTCATGTATTTATCGCCCGTTTTTTGCGAGGACTTGATCCAAGCCGACAGGTTGTAATCCACGTTGTTAATCACCGCTGAACCACGGTAGTCAGGGCGCTTTTCGTTGCCATCCTTGTTGTTCTTAAACAGGACGCCTTTCATGTTCGGGTCGTAATCAGGCACGGTGCTTCTCCTTGGTCATTTGAATGTACTTTTTGATGGCAGACCGTTCCTTTGCCGTCATGGCATTGGCTACGGCGATGTAGAGGTCGTGGTCGGGGTTAACAAGTTCGTGGACGGCCAGCACAGCTAGTGCGATGTCGTACTCGTCGGCATCCATGTCAAATGCGGCACGAAACTGGTTAACGAAGATATCCCGTTTGGCGGGGTCTACGTCCTGCCCCAGATCGCCCCTAGGATCAACGGTGAGGGGCTTACGGCCTTGGGCTGCCTCTGCGTCGTCATCCACCTGTGCAAGCCCCACAATGGCTGCTAATGCGTAACGGCGGGCATAGGTAATGCCAGAGCCTTGTGCCTGTGGGGTTACTTCTTTAAATTCTCCCGATTTGCCTTGCACAGCAATCAGCACCGGCATTTCGCCCGCGATCCACTCACCGCTGCTGTGCGCTAACGTAGTAACAAGCACTAGCCCTTGCTCGGCCATACGGGTTGTCTGAATCACCGACAAGCCGTTAGCGGCTAACTGCTTACGACAAGCGTCCCAACACGACGCAAGGTCAGCGTATTTGGACTTAAAGAACGGGTTGCTGCTGTCTTTCAGCGCACCCGTAATATCGGCTTGGGCTTTGCTTAATGCGGCGGCCAATGCGCCTATCGTTTCACTCTGCATTTTGCTGTTCCTTTAGTTCTGTGAGAGCGGCGCGGAGAGCCGCCAATGCTTCATCAAGTTCTGCTAATGCCTTGTTGCAGGCTTCTATGCGTTCTTGTTCTTCCAGTTCTTGCATCAATTGATCTTGGTGATGCCACCAAGTCATATCGTCATCGTGCATGGCTGGCTCGCTCCTCTGCCGGGGTGCAGCCACCGTCGCCGCACGGGTCAAGAATGGCTGCTGTGGCGTATAGCACTACAAGCAGGATGGCTTGAGGTAACCAGCGGCTCACAGGTCGTCTCCCCACGGGCCGTTCATCAGCGCGTCGTTGGTGGCGATTTCTTCAAGCTCAAAGATGGCATCTGCACCGAGGTCGCAAATGTCTAGCTTGATGTCGTGGTTCAGCGATGAGGCGGCCTTGTCGTTGTCAAGGAAAATGCCGATCAGGTCGGCAGCCTCCAAGATGATGCCGCCATCGGTGTCCTGCGTGTACTCCACGCGCACCTCAAACTTGTTGCCGAGGGCGTAAAACGTACCGAACCCGTGGAATGTGTCTTTGCGAGGCATATCTGTTGCTCCTGTTATCGGTAATAGTGAACGCTGCGACCGCGCGCTTTCAAAAGCGGCTCAACTTCCGCAACCGTGGTACGCATGGTTGCAACGCGGAACCCTTCATCGTCGTGCAAATACACGGTCGCGCCAAGTTTGAGATAACTTGTGTCCCAAGACGCCGGGCGATCCATGCGCGTAAGCGCATAACGCGGGGAATCAAGTGCTTCTTCTAGGGTCATATCTGTTGCTCCTGCGTTGTGTTTATCAACGACTTCAGTTTAGCAACCTAAACGGCCATGTCAACACTCTAGGCAAAAAAAGTTTAGACGGATAGACTGCCGAGCATGGACATACATAAGCTCATCAAACGATACGGTAGCCAGCAAGCCGTTGCTGCGGCCCTTGGCGTCACGAAAGGCGCTGTAAGCCAATGGGTTAAGGCTGGGGCGATCCCTGCGGCTAGGCTGTGGCAAATCAAAGCCGGGGCTGTAAAGCCGCCAAAAGGACGTTAATGGACGCCAGAAACGACAAACCCCCTTTCGGGGGCTTGACGCGGCTTTCGGGAAGCCTGTACGCTCGGGTTGCAGTTCGGCGTAGAGGCAGTTTAACAGCGTTAACTAGCCTGTCAACAAGCCCCTACGTCATTCGCTCGGGTACTCTGGTCGGGGAAACAACGCACAGAGCCACCTTAAACCTAAATCGGGGCAGCCAGCCTTTAGGTGCGCGGCGTATCGTCGGGAAGCGCAAATGGCACACGGGGAAACCTGTGAAAAGTAGCCGACAGCAGGGTGGCTCCGTCAGTCATCTAATCTCTGCACGATCCACGTTAGGCGTACTCCGTCTCAACCGTGCAGAGTTCACCATCAGTCATCAGTTCTAAACCACAGAGAGGTATAGATATGGGAGATTTACACCAGTATTTCCCGAGTAAAACTGAAGAAGTTAAACCAAGTCATAACCTAGAACATCACATCCACTCAAACCAGAGAACGTGGGATGAACTAGTACGACAATCCCCGCTAAACCGTTTACGCTTCTACGACGCACAGTTAGCCCGTGGCATTGACGTTGATCGTGACCGAGTGGCCGAGTTGGTGCGTGAGGTTGGCCCGACTGCGGTGCTATCGGATAGAGATGTGATTGGCCTGATTCGCCAGTTATGGGGTGAAAAGGCGGTGGAGAAGTTGCGTGCGCGTGCCAAAACTGAACAAGTACAGAGGTAATCAAATATGGTGGCAAATATGGTTAATCCGTTGCATCAACGAGGCCCGGAACGCGGAGGGATACGACGATACCTTGATACCGTCACCCCGCAAGAATACCTCCCGCAGACGGGTGAGGTTGACCTTACGCAAGTCACGCTTACTGGCCTTGCCGACCTGTTCGGGTCGGATAAGGGGAGCATCAAACACGGCTACACCAAGCACTATGAGAAGATCATTGACGATTTGGGCGGGAAGAACGCGCCGCTGACCATTGCCGAAATTGGCATCGCGTGTGGGGCATCGCTGCGTATGTGGGCTAACTACTTGCCGAACGCCAAGATTGACGGTTACGACATCCAGATGGAGTGCGCCAAGCTCTGCCGTGACCTGCCGAGTGTCAACATCACGATCAGCGACCCACGCAAGGTGGACAAAGACGCCGCCTACGACCTAGTGATTGACGACGGGAGCCACATTGCCGAGGACGTTCTTGGGGTGTTGGCGCATTGCTGGAGGTGGGTCAAACCGGGTGGGTATTACGTCATTGAGGACATGGGCTGTACCTACAACGACGGTTACCGGGACAAGTTCAACAAGCACTTTGGCAAGGATTTAAAGAACGACCGGAACTTGATGCTCCAGATGTTTGACGCACTTTCTCGGGAGATAGATCACGGGGTCGGTGCGTTCACCGAGATGCGGTACTACCGTCAGATGTGGGTATTTAAGCGATGAGACACGCTGCCCGCCGTGATGCCAATGACGCCATCATCACCGAGGCGCTACGCAAGGCGGGATTCACCGTTATGGATTATGGCAAGGCAGGCCAAGGCATCCCCGACAAACTCGTTACCCGCCCGCTCCCTGACGGCTTGCCGTGGGTGTGCTGGGTAGAAGTGAAGATGCCAAAGGGGCGGCTACGGGAGGCGCAGGAGGCGTTTAAGGCGGTCTTTGGGGCGAGGGGCGAGCATTACGTCGCCCGTGACCCCGAAACGGCTGTACGCGACCTGTGGATGTTATACGAAGAACAGATCAAGCCCGAG